TCAAACACTCCGCACATGCACCTCATCATCATGTGCCCACATTTTGCCCACATCCCGCGAAGCGACCTGCACGGCGGCGTCGATGGTACGAGCCACGTCATCCAGGTCGGAATCAAAGAGGTCGGCGTAGACGTCCAAAGTCATGGCCGCGCTCTTATGGCCAAGCATGCGCTGCAGCGCCTTGATGTTCGCGCCGGCATGCACCGCGATGGATGCGGCCGTATGCCGAAGGTCATGCGGCGGCAGAGGCTCCACGCCCGCCCTCCTGCACGCGCTGACGAACCACGTGCGGTTCGACTTCGCGCCCGCTGCCGACTGGTTGCGCGGAGGACGGCCAAGATGGTCACGGAAAACCCAATCGGACGGCCCCTTGCCAGCCAAGACGGGAAGCAGCGCCTCGCCGACTATGGATGGCATTGGCACATCGCGCATCTCATGCGACTTCGGCGAGGTCTCCGACCATTCGCTGCCGATGCGCGTAACATTCCGCCTGACGTGTATTCGATGCCGCCCATAGTCCACGTCCTCCACCCTCAAGCCGCACATCTCGCCCCAACGCAAGCCGCACAGGCCAAGCACCAGCACGAGCGCCTTGCGGTCGGTCGGCTGGATGCGCGCCCTGCCTGCCTCATCCGCGACGGCCAGCAGTTGCTCGACGGTCAGATACCGGTGCAGTCTCCTGCCCTCACGCCTGGGCAGCGCGAGGTCGTCGGTCGGATCCTTGGCGATGAGCCTGTCTTTGACGGCAAGATCGCAGATTCCTTTGAGCACGCCGACGATCTTGAGCACCGTGGATGGTGCCAGTTTTTCCGCCTTGCCGCTGATAAAGGCCTGTAATTCACGGTGTGTGATGGAGCCTATCTGCCGTGCCGCGTATTCCGGCTCCACGTGCGTCTTCCAAGTGGCTTCGTCGGTGCGGATGGTGTTTGGCTTGAGGATCGGACGGCGTGAATCCATCCATTCGGCGTAGATGTCGGACACCAACGTGCGGCCGGCTGACTGGTCTACGAAGCTGCCGTCCCTTTTGGCGGCGTTGACGTGCTGGTCGCCCCACGCCTCGGCGTCCATTTTGCGGCGGAATCCTCTTTTGCCTGTGGGTGTTCCGTCCGGTTTGCGGTATCTGACTTCGTAGCGTTTGCCGGATTTTGTCGTGTATTGGCGGATCGTGTAGGCCATGCTCGCCCCTTCGTTTGCGTGGCATCAAGTCTATCAATCCGTTGATTTTTTTCTCTGTTTTTGTGTTTCGGCTTGCAATACTTTATTTACTATGCTAATATAGTTTATATCAAGGAAAGGAGGTGAACATGACACCATCGGAGATAATCACCAGCATCTCGCTTCTCGTCGCGAGCCTCGCGGCCCTCATCAAAGCAGTGACCGGACTCATCAAGGAGATGAGACGGAAACCGAAGAAGAGGAAGTGAGCAAGGGTTCCGGCCAGACCTAGGGGCCGGAACCCCATATCTCCGATTATGCCATGGGACATCATGAGAACGGAATCGATAGTCAGCGCGGTGTTCGCGCTCGGAACCGCCGCCAGCGCATGGTTCGGCTGGCCGTTCGCGCTCACCGCCGGATGCGCCATCGTCAGCGCCGTCTTCGCGCTCATCGCCGGAAGGAAGGACTGACATGACCATCAAATACCTGAGCGTCACCGACGTGTCCAAGCGCCTCGGCATCAGCACCGCCGCCGTCAGCGCCTACAAACTCCCCCAACCGGACGCCCTAATAGGCCGCACGCGCGGCTGGCTCCCCGACACCATCGACCAATGGAACGCGCAACGCCCCGGACGCGGAGTCGGCGGTGGCAGGCCGCGCAAGCATCCGGCGGAGTGACGTCCGCCCCGGCGCTCATCCGCGAGCGCCGGGGCGGTTTTGTTGTTGGAGGTTGGATGTTGTCAGTCTTGGATCGATGGGTGGCACTGTGCCGTGTTCAGGTATTTGATCGAGACTACATGGTGGATCTGGGTTCCTGGCATTTTTTCCTTGGCCGCGTTCCCCTTGCGTAGGGATTGCGGATAGTAGGGGCCGTCCTCTCCGCTTCTTCCGAGGCCGATGCACCAGACTGTGTTTCCCATGTAGAGGCGTATCCGGCTGTTGCCTGATTCGACCACCATGGATGCGTCGTTCAGTGCGAATGCGCTGGCTATCACGTCGGTCTTCCTCGCGAGCCATCGCGCGTCTCCGGTGGGCGCGACCCTTTTCACCGAGATCCCATGGCCGGACAGGAGGTCGGTGTACAGGCGTCGGGCGGGAAGTCTGCGGGTGCGGTTGTCGTCGGCGTAGTATTCCAGGCCGCATAGGTGGGCGAAGTTCGAGGCCTTCCATTGGATGTCCAGCGTCATCCCGTCGTCGCACGCGATTCTCGTGATCGTTCCGACGAGATTGGCGTATAGTCGGGCTGCCTTTCGGGCCTCGCCAAGCATCCGCCGCTTCGTCTCGGTCACGTTCACGCCCGGAATCCTCCCAGAAAATTAAAAGAGGGGCACCGACCAAGCGCCCCTCCGAAGCCGTGTGGCTGATCTTTTTACAGTCTTCTGCATGACTAGCGTCCCGTTTGCGCGGGAAGGGTCACGGCTCCGGTTGGTCTCAACCGTCTGGCCCAGCCGTTGGGCGAGACATCCAGCTCTCGCTGATGGCGCATCGACTCGCCATCGGATGCCTGCGGCAGCCAGCCACACGCTTCGAACCCGAAACCCTGCCCACCAGCAAAGCAGGTCCGGGTCTCAAGTTCGATTGCAACGATACCCCATGACGGCGGACATTCGTCTCGCCGTGAGCGTGATCCAGACGGTATTCGCACAAAACCACCGGGCCGCCGCGACGGCGGCAGACGACCACGCAAACACGCCGAATAACAAGAAAAGCCCCTCCCCCAGCCATAGCTGAGAGAGGGGCAAAAGTTAGAAAACGGGTGTAAAAAATTCCACGGACACTACAGTGCCGCAAATTTTTCCACGCCGAGTTTGAGTTTCCGGCGCGAGTTTGAGTCTCGCACCCGAAAATTAAACTGTCACGCGTTGCGCAGCGGATTGTAGGCCACGCCGAAACCGGACGCGACAACACCGGCGGCGGTAGAAACGAAACCGCCCACCTGCGCATCACCGAACATCATGAAACCCAAACCGACGATGGACGCGGCCAGAGAAGCCACGTAGATGACGGTTCGGACCGTATCGTTGAACACCGGCCTGTAGCCACCGGAATCCTTGTAGTTGTCGGAAAGATCATCCACGACCGTCTCGACCGTGGAACGCGCATGCTCAGCCATTAATACCACCTTCCTTTATCAGGCCTTGACGAGATACCAGGTTGACTTGTCCGCCGGGGCCAGCGCGACGTAGCGGATGGCGCCGGAATACGCCGTGTAGCGGCCCCAGATGTAGCCGTCAGCGACCGTGCCCCAATGATCCAGATTGACGGTCTGGCCGCTGGAATAGGTGGCGACCACATTGCCGGAAACGCTCGGACGGTCGCGGACGTTGAGCCCGTCAACGGCCACACGGTACGCGCCCTGCAACACGTTTGCGGACGATGCCGTGGCGGACTGCGTCGGCTGGACGGCGGAAGTCGGTGCCGTAGCGCCGGTCATCCTGTCATACCATGCCTGCGCCTTGGCCATGTAGTCCGCGTTCTGGCTTCCGGCGATGGATGCGGGGCAGGCGGTGGATGTGAAGTCGGAGTGCGGGAACACGTTGACGCGCCACTGCGGGCGTCCGAGGCCGTAATGCTTGCAGAGCGCGGCCACCAGATGCGCGCCGTTGTCCAACGTCGCCTCGCTCAACATCCACGGGTCGGCCGAAATGTCCGCATGCTCCACTCCGATGGACGTGAGATTCGCATTCCAATCACCCGAATGCCATGCGGTGTCGGTGTCCCAGACGAGCTGCGTGATCCTGCCGTCCGCCGCCACCTGATAGTGCGCGGACGCCTCACGGGTCTGCCACACGTCGTAACAGCCCTTGCCGGTCAGATTGCCGCCATTATGATGCAAAACGATCTTGTCGACCTTGCATCCCTGGCGTCCCCTGGTCATGTGCGTGGCGAGGATGAGATTCTCGTCCGCCTCCAGATTCTCCCATGATTTCATTGTGTTTCCTCCTTTTTTGATGGTTTTTACGAGCAGATGAGCGTCCACATCATGACGGCCATCTCCAGCAGTCGCAGGAGCGGCAGCATGAGCAGGACGACGCAGACGAGCGTGAACGCGGCCAAAAGCAGCGTCGTAACACAGGTGAGCCATACCGGCACGTCACGGCCGCGCCACAGCAGCCACGCCACCGCAAGCAGCAGCACGACGAACACGGCGGCAGCGGACGTCAAAGCGAGCATGCCCAAAATCCTCTCCTTTCCGTCCTTAAGTCAGGGGCAAATAGAAAAGCCACCCCGAAATGGGATGGCTTTAAAGTGTGAAAATCAATGCCTGTGCGCACCATGATTGAACGCGAGAATGAGCGCGAGCAGCAGTAGGTATATGCCTCCTGCGATGGCTAGACGTGTCATTGCCGGTCCTCCAAGTATTTTTCGGCTGCATTGACGATCCAGCATTGCGCGTCCAATTTTTCGAGTTTGGCCAGCTCGTATCTGACGGCCTCAGAATGGTCATGCTGCGCGTCGCCGTAGATCAGGCTGATGATCGTGTTTTTAATCGTGTCACGGCAGAGTTCGTCCATGCGCTCGTCGAATTTCTCGGTGCGTTCGCCGAGTTGGCGGGTCTTGGCGAAATGCTGGGAAAGCGGCGAATCGTATGGCAATCGTTCCGGCTGCACGTGCGAATACAATCCGGTCGCCAACGCGTCCAAAGCGCCCGGCCAGACTTTCAGACCGAGCGTGATAAGCGCGCACGCGCCACCCACACCCCCGAAACCCGCTAGAAAATTTTGCAGCACATTACATCTCCTTTATGGAAAAGCCCCGCACATGGCGGGGCTGGATTGATTGAACTCTAGTAGGGGTGGTCGGCGGCGGCGAACACGAGCGGCAGGCCGAGGTTATTGAGCATGGTCATGAGCGAGGCATCCTCGTAACCGCACAGGCGGGTCAGCACCGTAACGCCAACAGGTATCGGCACAGTCAAGTTGTTCCTGATGCCGATGAGATACGAGCCGTCCTTCTTCTGCCACGCAACGTTAGCCAGTCCATCAGGACGTGTGGCTGGCGGATACAACCAGCCAGTATCTTCGCCGGTGACGGTTATCTCACAGCCCTCATCGGTGATCTTCGCCGAGGCGTTCCTATAATTCGGAGTCCACGGAACGACCGGAGCACGGTCCTTCAGGGTCGGCGGATCGTAGAGATTCCTGATCCTCACGCGGTCACCCCCAAACTGAGGGCTAGTAGATTGCCGTATCCTTGTCGAAGCAGTTGACGCCGACCGCCTGGAGGACAGTCCAATCGTCGTCCGAGAAGATTCCTCGGCATGCGAGCAGGACCTTCGCACCGGCGCCCATGAGCAATCCTTTGGCCCACAGGTTTTTGTTCTCCGCGATTGCCAGACCGCCGCTGAACGTGACAGATGTCGTCGGCTCCACACGCCCCTGCACATCCTCGATGACAGCCGAACATATGTATCCGCCCGTCAGCGATGGAAGGACGATGTTGCCCCACAACCGCAAGAGCTGATTGTCCTCGGTCGCCGTGTAGGTCTGCCCTTCCACGGTGCCGGGGAATGAATTGCCGTTCGATACGATGGTCTTGGTGGTCTTCGCCGGATTCCGCACGATCATCGCCGACCACCCGCCTTGACGGGGCTAGTACGGCGCGGTCTGCGCGGTGAAGAAGCTTGGAAGCCCCCCCCCCACGGCAATGTCGTACGTGTTGGCCCGCTCGACAATGAAGTCCGTGGCCCTGCAGCCGCAGGCGGAAAAATGACCTGTGTCGGCACGGGGCTGAAGGTCAAATCGCATCACTTTGACGCCGATGGCGACATTCTGGACGGTACCCAACTGCACGTGATGAATCTCACCCCAGTATTGGATCGCGTTTTTGCTGCTGCGCTCCGTGACATTGCATGAGGCGACGTATTGTCCCGGCTGCAAAGACATGCTGCTCCCGCTTTTAAAGTCCTTCCAATTGCCCGGATCGCCGTCCAATGCATCAATGGTCTCAGTTGGTTTTGTGTGCAGGTTCGTTCGTCTCATTGCAATTCCTTTCCGGTCAAAAGATTCCAACCATCCCATTCCCTGCGCCACACCTCGCGGATACGGTCGATGAGGAAGCACATGACATTCGCATCGTCGTCCGTACTGCCGGTGTAATACTTGAGGCCGTTATGCAGTTTCTCGGTGCGGCACCACAGGCTGCCGACCGGAGCCGTATTGGGCTGGTCGGGCTGCACGAGAATCTGCTTGGCACCCAAAGCCTTGCCGCCTTCGCCAATCGACACGTGACAGGCGTTGAAAGCGTCCTTTTTGAGGACGGTGAGGAAATTCGAAGCGTCGGAAACGAAGCTCACCGTGCCGGCATTGATGCTCGCGACGGTGGAATCAGCCGTGGAAAGCGTCAAGGACGCGTCCTCGATATGCCCGTCGGCGAAGACCTTCTGGGCGGCCACCTTGACTTCCGGATGGTCGGCATAGAGTGCCTGAGCCATGAAATCGACCGGTTTGAGCCACACATCCACGAGCGTTTCGGCGGCGGGCGGCCATACCTGCACGCCGTTGTAAAGCGCGTTCATCGGCACAGGCATGCCGCCCTTATTGGCCATATACGGGAGGCCGACTTTCACGCCGTTGAGCAATACTCCCATGTCACGCCTCCTGAGAGGAAGCGGAATCGGCGGAATCGGTCGGCATGGCATCCGTCCCGTCCTCGCCGGACACGTCGGACGCCTTATCCTGCACGCTCTTCACCGCCTCGTCAATCGCCGTCAAAGCCTCGTTCGCATGGGATTCCACCACTGTCTTCGATTCGGTGATGCTGTCGGCCACCGCCGTCACCTGCGCGCTGGCGGCCTGTGAAGCGTCGGATGCGGCCTGAGCGGCATTAGCGGCCTGAGCGGCCACAGCGCTCTGAGCCTCCACCACGGCACGAGTATCAGTCAAATCCTCAAGAATCTGCGAAGCGACAGTCTTAGCCTGACCCTCCGGATAAAACACCATCTGACCCGGATTCGCCGCCGACATGGACTGCGCCTCAGACAACGACCCAGCAAGCAGATACGTCAAAGCGGCACCGGAATTCAACGCCGGAGCCAAAGTATTCGAATCCACATCGACCAGGTCCGCGAATTCCACGGCCGTCGTACTGTCAGGCACGGTCACGTAGCGTCGGAACTTCCACAGGTCCGTGTCCAGTCCGACGGTGACCTCGTAGCAGAAGGTGTTGTCGGTCGGCGGAACCGTCACGGTCGCCTTGCCTTTCGTGTCGAGTGCGACTTCGAAGCCTTCCCGCACGACGATGCGTGAGTCGTTGCGGAAACGTTCGGTGGGAATCACACTCACAGTAGCGTTGGACAGGTCAACGATGCCGCCTGCACTGGGTTTGCCGAAGTCGAAATTGATCTTGGTCATCCGTGTCCTCCTTTAGAACAGTGGTTTGAAAAACGGGTGGAAAACCCACAGGTCGGAACGTTTCGCCGGAACAATGCCGACTGTGGGTTTTCACAAGGTGAAAGGTGAGAAGAATGCTGTTGGGAACGTTCGTGGATGATGTCTGGTGGCCGTCCTGCGCGAGGCTCCGTGAATGCACAAGAGTGGGCTACGAATCGGCCTACCGTTGTCATATCCAGTCGAAGTGGGGTGGTGTCGATATGGAGTCGATCACTGCATCAGATATCGAGGAATGGCTGGGCTCGTTCAAACGGGCTGGCGCCGCACGGAAGGCTTGGGCCGTTCTGCGGGCGATACTGAGGCTCGCCTACCGGCGTGGCGTCACGGACAACGACGTGACCAGAAGGGAGATCCGCCTGCCGCATCTCCGCCGTTACGAGCCGCGGGTATTGGACGCACGCCAGGTGCGCCGCCTGCTGAAAGGCTTCTATGGCCACGCGTTGGAGGCGTGGCTGCTGGTCTCCGTATGCGCCGGATTGAGACGATGCGAGTCCGTCGGCATCGAATGGTCCGATCTGGATTTGAAGCGAGGCACGGTCACCGTCAAACGTTCCGTACAATGGGTCGCCGGTCATGAGACGGTCACCGACCCGAAAACCGACCAGAGTAGACGAACCGTGGCACTTCCCCGATTCGCAGTCAAAAGGCTCGCGCAGTTGAAACACGGCAGGAGCGGACGGCTGGTCGGAGACCTGAACGCTAACCAGGTCGCCTCACACTACATGGCATGGTGCCGGCGGATGAAACTCCCCTGCGTGCCGCCACGCAACCTGCGCCACACCTTCGGAACACTGGCGATTGCCGCCGGCGCCGACATCTCAGTGGTCGCACGCCAGCTCGGACACAGCGACATCAAGACCACGGCCCGCTACTATCTGCGCCCGGATCTGTCGGTGCTGAAGAGTCTGCAGCGGGCATGGGAGCGGCTCATTATCGGGGTCGCATAG